GGCATTCGCATAGCCGACACCGTTATAAGAATAGAAACAGCCAAGACCGGCCCGACCACCGATACTCGCGGTGCCGCCCACCAGGAGCGTGCGGAGAGATGTATCTTTAGCACCAACGTAATGGTAGTCGCACTTACCAACAGTCACATCACCGCCCATTACAGCAGGGATAATCTCTGCATTCTCGCCTAAATCGAATTCCTTAGTATAACCTTCTTGGTGAATTTCATGACCTACTACAGTCATCTTTGCTTGAGCAGCAGCATCATCACCATAAGCAGTTGGATCAGTTGTAGTATAAACACTCTTTGGATTTCCTTCTGCATCACCTTGGATAATAATTCCGTCTAGGTTAGTCCAAATATCACCAAATGGATTATCGAAACCTCTCCAACGAGGAACATTGAATGATTTAGTTCCAGCAGTCATGGCTTTAACACCAGTACCGTTACCTAAGTCATTTGCATATCCACAAGGAGTTAATGGATAATATCCATTGTAGTTACTCCAAGAAGTTCCATCCCAAGTAGTTACACCGTCTCCTAGACCACCTTGGTGCATTCCTTCTGCATCTAGGTTTGCATTATATGCAGCTTGAGAGTTGAAGTTAGCATACTCAATAACATATGCCCAATAGAATGCCCATTTGTATTGCTCATAACTTAAAAGTTCAGCACCTAAGTTTCTAGCCCAAGTTCTGAAAGTAGCACGAGAAGCATTTGTTCTAGGCTTACCTAAATCTGACTTGCATGGGTCAGTATCTAGATATTCATCATATGCACTTCTGTTATTACCTCCACGATAAGCAGCATCAGTATTAACGACAGATGCAGCTTTATTGTTAGTATTATTTACTGTTCCTCTATATGCAGCAATAAACATTTCAGGAATCTCTGTCCATGTTCCATCTACATTTTGAGTAGAGATACGAACCCAATATTTACCATCCTTCTCACCAGATTTTCCGTAGAATTTAGGAGTGTGAACCATAACTTGACCATCTGTACCGTCAAGTACAGCTGCAGTACCGTCTGCTTTTTTACTCCAATCTTCTGGGTCTAGCCAGTACTTTACAGTCTTTGTGGCAACATCTACCACACAACCTTTATATTGCGATTGTATTGGAAGTGACTTATGTAGAGAGAGGTTTCCAATACGGGTTAGTATTGGGCTAGTTGCATTCTTCGTCCACTCAACACCATATGAAAGAATGTCCTCCAATCCAACGAAGGTATCTCCGTTGGACCAGACGCCCTTCATTCCGTTGTTTGTCAGTATCTGACCTTTCTCACCTCCAGAAGGAACGAACTGGTAATATTTATTTTGAGTCCAAAGTTCGTTTGTATCTTCAATAAAAACAACTGAGGTTGCCTTTACATTACCTCCTTGAAGGGCAGCTTCGAATCCTGCTCTTGTAGGAGCTTTAATAAATATTTCATTAATCATATTTAATTATATCATTAAATTAGTTAGCCAGTGTGTTCCAACCTAAGATATGTCCACTGTCTTTAATTGTATATCCATCTGCACCAAATACTACAACATGATCTTCAGTAGTTCCACTAGCCAAACCTTTTACTTGAGCATCATTTGAAACGTTTCCAAGTCCTACATCAGACTTAGTAGTTCCGTGTGGATTTGTTCCACTACCAGGGTGTGTGTAAACAGTAGTTTCAACATTGTCTATTTTAATGTTACCATTAGTATTACTTGCTTCTACTACAGTTTTACCATTCCAAGTACTCTTCTCAGTATCTGTAACTACCCTGTGAGTAGCATCTTCATTTAGGTCAGCTAAATCGTCTGGAATACTAGGTTTATTTAAAATTTCTGCTGCAGAGCCACTAGCTGCGTTCCAGTCAGGCTTAACATTTACTTGTGCTCCAGTCTCTATTCCAGATAATTTTGTTTGCTCAGCATCTGTGTAGTCATTAGTAGAAAGTCCTTTCCCAGATACTTTGTCTACTTTATTTGCAATATCAGCAGCCATTTTTGCAGCACCACTTTGGTCGTCTGCAATCCAGTCAGCTAACTCTTTTAAAGTATCAAAGGCTGCAGGAGCTCCATCTACTATAGAAGCAATTGCTGCTTGAATTCTACTATCTATAGAACCACTACCAGAACCACTTATAGTATCTATTTGAGATTGTAATCCAGCTATCAAAGCATCTACTTGATCTTTATTATAAGGACATGGGAAATAAGTTCCCTGAGACCAGATCTCCTGCGTATCTATAATGAATGCAATCTGGTTATTTCTTATATTTCCTGCTTGAAGCTGTGTTAAAAAGCCTGCTTTGGTATTGGCTTTAATAAAGATTGATTCTATCATATGTTATCAATTTATTTCGTTCCACGCTTCACTATCTGCTGCTATTCTTTCTAGATTAGATATGTTTCCAGAATTATCAAGAGAAGCCCAACTTAAAGTAGTATCTGTGATACGTACCCATTGTGTTCCATCAGAAACATAAAGATTACCTGTTGTAGTATCAAAGTAATCAAATCCAATCTTTACATCTGCTATGGCTGGTCTTTGTAATGTGGTACCAGAGTGAGGTAAGTCAGCTCTATTTCCATCAGCATCGATCCAGTAAGTTCCATCCCACCAAATTGGTTTTCCTAAATCTGTGTCTAAATAGCAGATGCCCTCTTCCAGCGTTTCTCCTTGCGCAGCGACTGGTCTGTCAGCAGTAGGTCCAGCTGAAATAAATTGTACTTCGTCTAATTTTTGGATAATGTCAGCACTTATTCCTGCCAACGCTTCTAATTTAGCATAGATGTCCTCTGTGATACGTTCATCTAAAGTGTAATACGTACCATGAGTCCAAATTTTACGGGCGTCCTTAATAAACACAATTTGTGAATCAAGGATAGAGTCTGGATTGTCTTTGATCAAATTCTCAAAGTTCTCCAGGTGGTTAAAATGAATAAACTTCCGATTAGTTAATGGATTTGCCATATTTAATCATTTTATTTAAAAGTTATAAATATAAGGAGGAGTCATTTCGGCTCCTCCTTGTGAAGAGAGATTATCAAGGATTAACAGTATCATTAGCCTCATACCATAATAGTTGAGCCTCTAATGCAGTGATTGCAGCCTTTAGAGTATCATTATCATAGATAGCTCCGCCAGCGTTTAGAAGAGCCTTAGTTCCGTCTGTCTTAGACTCATCAATCTTGATGTCATCACCACCGATTTCAACAGTAGCTGCGTTGTTAGAAACAGTAGCAGCTCTACCGTTTACAGTGATACTTTCAACTGAAGCATCATCAACTGCCTTTAATGCACCATCAATAGCAGCGATTCTATCTTTAACAGTTGTAGTAGAAGCACCATAGTTAGCACCACTCTCAGGAGAGTATGTTCTAGTTTCATCACTAGCGCCCTTAGTTAAACCAATAGCACCATCAATAGCAGCCTCTGCATTCTTTGCACGAGTTTCCTCAGCTTCTAGAGCATCCTCAGAAGCTACGTCAACTAATGCAAAGCTATATTTGTCATGACCGTCAGCAGCAGTAGAATCTTTAGTAATAGTCATGTGACTAGCACTTTCTCCCGATACAGTTGTGTCAATTTCTGTTTTTCCTTCAGCTTTGGCAGCATTAATTGCATCTTGTACGCCAGCAAGTTTGAAGCCATTAGCACCTACAGTTAAGAAATTCTCAGAAGTTGAATCAACAACACCTTCAACCTTTCCACTTTCGGCATTCCAAGCAAGACCTTTAGCAAACTCAGTTTCTCTCAGGAAACTTCCTACAGGAATAGCTTCAACACTAATAGTGCCATCTGCTAATTGGTAAGCAAAGCATAAAGCCAATTTATTCTCATCTGTTGATGCAATATCTGTCCAGGATGTGCCATCATAAGTAGGTTTAGTATTTCCATCAGCGTGTAATAAAGCAACACTTAATAGAGAGCTGTCTTTATAAACCTTAACTATGTCACTTCCAGTGATAGCAGCATCGTTAATACCTACAAGTTTGTAAGCTTCCTTAACGTTAGCACCATCAGAAAGAGCACTAATTTCAGCTGCTGTTAAAGCCTTAACCTTTAGAGTTGCACTTAAACCGTCAGCAGCATCGCTAACTGTATTAGCAGATAAGATCTGATCACCGCTCTTAATCTTAAGAGAGATAGTCTTCTCATTGTTAGCATTTGGAGCAGATACTTCAATAGCTTTCTTATCTCCAACATATTGAGTTAGAGCTGCAGAAGCTACGCTTAATGCGCCAGTACTTGCATCTTTAACGATAGTAGTGCCATCAATATTTACTGCTAAATTAGTTCCTGTGATATTTCCAGTATCTGGATTAGTACTTCCAGGAGTTACTGTAATTGTTTTATCTGCAGAACTTACTTTGTTCTCAGCAACTTGGTTCTTAATAGTACCTGAACCTCCAGTGATAACTTGCTCATAAGCATCCTCTAAGTTATCTTTTTGAGTAGGAGTCATTAGACCACTACGAGTGTCTGTAACTGCAGGAATTTCTACATTAGAAGTAGTATCGTCTGTGTAAGTAATCTTTAGTTTTAAAGAAGCATCACCTGTCACTGCTGGAAGTACTTCAACAGTCTTAATAGACTTTGCTAATTTTTGCTTTTCTGCTGCGGAAATACCGTAGGTAAGACCGTTAGCGAAGATTAAACCATCGTCTGTAGCAAAGAAAATACTACCATTAGTGTCATAACTTGCTTTGCCAGCAGTATACTGGCTAACCAGACCTTTAACAAATTTTACGTATGCCATAAATTAAATTTTAATTAGGGTTGAACTTCATCCCATGAAAACATATCTAAGTATTCATCTCTTATTCCTTGTAATGCAGAATATATTACATTAGGAATTACTGTACTAGGTGTAAACCAATCTATATGTTTTGCTAAAAGAGTATCTGTATACAATATTGCAACAATCTCTTCTCCAATAGTTGGTTTGTGTGTACTTGTGACTGGTGTTCCATCAAAGTTATCTCCCTCGCCATTTTCATCAATGAATTCTTGAGTAAGCTTTGGTAAGTATAACATTTTTGAATTAGCACCATATCCATCAAGATCAATATTACCAATATCTGATAAATATGCTAGTTGTTCCTGGGAATCTGGAAGAACTACAACAGGTCTTCCCAAAGAATTTATCTTTATTTTCCTAGTAACATCTCCAACCTCTACAAATTCTTCTACTCCTGCTATATTTAGTTTAACAAGATTAACAGAAGAGTTATCTTCAGCTGTCGCAACTAAGCGACTTCCTTTAGGCAATTTTATAATTTTAATTTGATTTTCCAAAGTCCAAGCGACAAATAAATCGTCTGCTTCTAACTTTGTATAACTCTCAGAATCACCTCCAAGTGGATCCCAACCATCGCCGTCCCAAGCCACATTAGTTCCAGCATTGTAATGCTTACCATCAATATCAAATCCGTTTATGATATTATAAGCATCACCAATTACCTGTCCTTCTGTAGGAAGATCTGTATAATATTGTTTTGTTCCTTTAAATCTATAAATCTTCGAAATAGCACCGTTCAGTTCTTCCTTAGTAGCATAAACAGTAGGTATTTCATCAATTATCTTTTTGTCTTCTTTACTTAATAAACCATTGCTAGATTGAGTAGCTAATGGAATACTAATAGTAGTTGTAGAACCATTAGACTTTGTAAATATAATGGTTCCAATAGAGGTCATCTCTACTTTAGAAATAAGACTTAGCTCAGAGTCAGTAAGGTTAATACCATAAGTAACTCCATTAGCTAATATCTCATTAGTATCTTCTGAGAAGTATACAATGCCCTTTTTCTATTCAGCAGAGTAAAGGGCATAGCCTTCTTTTGGACCTCTTGCAAATTTAACTATATATTTATTCATCCCAATAAAGTTTTGCAGCTAAACCAGCATTTGATTTTGTTATTAAATTATCTTCATCTGGATCTATCTTAACTTCTAAAGTTAATACATTAGCATTATTTATTACTTCTATTGTATTACTTTCCTAAATAGATAAATTATTACCATATCTTATTTCATTTAAATAAATGCAATTAGCATCTGGAATGAAATAAATCTTTCCTGGAACAATCCTACTTAAAGTATGATAGTCGTTATAATTTAATACTTCGAACAGAATATTATTTCCATCTTCCCAAGTATATGTTGTATCTAACCCATTTCTGGTTCTTACTAGCTTAAGCTAATTATCTGCGCTATCGGGATTAATTGTCAAATCAATCTTTAAACCATTATTTGTTATATCTACATCAACAACAGGAGTTTCTACAGATTTATCAAGTTTTAAATGTGCAGTAATCTTATTATCTACAACTGTAGTTTTAATTGAATTAGACTCTCCACCAATATATTTGAACTGGTTAAGAAGTACATAGTACTCTTTTCCACTGTTCATAGTAAAGATTAGAAGTGGTTCATCAAGTTCAGAACAAGCTCCCTTATCAATTTCTACTTGTGTAGATAACTTAAATTCTACTCCTGATAAATGATCCTCTTTAGGAAGTTCTACTATACTTAATTCAGAACCATCCTTATTACAAGCAATTAGTTGAAGTAAATTATTAGTTCCTGGCTTTGGGACAAGTTTCATAGAAGTAACTACACCTTCTGAATACTTCGCCAGACATTGATTGAGAGCCTATTGGCTCACAATCTTATTAATGTCTGATGATTCTTCATATGTATCAGCTACTTCATAATTACCAAAGTAGGTCCATAAATAGTCCAACTAACTCATTCCAGGTGGTAATTTTCTCTTAGTCGCTGGCATAATTATTAGTTATTTGGATCAGTCACTTCGGCATTATACCACAGCAACATAGACTTATCTGCCTTTTCAACTTTTAGAGTATTAATGTCAGTTTGCATCGTAGAAACCTGATTGATATAAGTTTCTATTCTTTCTTTCAGAGTTAACTCCTAAGCAGTAGCACGACTGACCTCATTCTCTATTTTCTGCTCTAGAATATCTTCTTGAGCCTTAGCTCTAGTAATTTCAGTATCTATCTTATTATCTACTTGAACGTAAGCAGATTCTACTTCTGAAGCTTTCTCTATAGCTCTATCAGCACGATCTTTTGCTTCTACTAATTCATTAGTTAGAACAAATATTCTATCAGATAATGTTTGGTCTTGGGTAGTAGACCTAGATACCTCAGCAGTAATTTGGGCTTGTAAATTAGCCTCCTTTTCAGAAGCACGTACATACTCTTCATTTATTGCTGTACTATTAGCTTGTTCAGCAGTAGTAGCTCTAGTTACTTCTGCTTGTAAAGCATCTTGAGCATCGTGAACATCAGCCTTTACATGTTCAATTTTATCATCTAGCGCCTACTCTTGAGCCTCTGCTCTATTTCTTTCTGTAGCGATAAGTCCACTGACTATAGTATCCTAAGTAGTTCTTTCAAGGATTTCATGGTCTAGTTTATTGGCTAATTCAGTACAAGATGCTGAATTCTCATCAGCTTGAACTTGTAAAGCATTAATCTTTTCGTCTTGGACCTCTTGAGAAGCAGTATACTTAGTATCTAATTCTAATTCTGCCTGTTTAGCTCTTACAATTTCGTTGTTTATTTTCTCTAACAAATCGGAATTGATTTCTACTAATCTACTATTTACATCAGCTAACCCTGTAGTTACCTGTGTAGATAGATTATCTAAACCAGTAGATAAATTGTCAAGAATAATACTTACTTTTACATCATTCCAAACTATGTTATCAGCTGTACCTTTAACATATAGAGTATTTCCTTCTTTAACAAGAATATTATATCTATCCTGATAAAGTCTTATATCTGCGGAAAGTTTGTCTGGACCTCCTTCGAAGTCTTCAATTCTAGTAAGAACAACTACATCACTAACTCCAGAATTGTCTGTAACCCATTCTCTAATAAGTTGAGTTACTGGAATTCTAAGTTCATCAGTAGTTCCATCCTCCTTCTTGAACTCCATTACTATAGATTCTGTAGCAGGATCATAGTAAGCACGTTTAATTCCAACAAACGCTAACCCAAGTACGTGTTGAGCAACAATGTTATCATTAACCTTTAAAGTTAAGACTCCATTTTCATACTCAGAAACAACTTTATGATATAGACCATCTGCTCTGGCTACTATTCCATTGCCTGCATCTTTAGATACAAGAACGTTAGCAGTAAGAACTGTTCTTTCTTTATACTTGTCGATTGATAAGTCTACAGTATTAGTGTCTTCAACCTATAAATTACAATTATTTATAGCTTCATTAATAAGACTATCTAAGATTTTCAATGCGTTCATCACAGATGTTGCATTCTTTAGATAATATGTCTCACTATCAGCATTGTAACTTCCGTCTCCAGAAAGTCCAACTCCTACTTGAGTTTGGTCTAGTTCAGTTTGTAAGTTATCCTCCCTATTCTTAGAAACACTTGCTAAAGCTTCTACGAAATCTTGAATACCTCTCATGGTTCTGAATTGAGTATTAGGAGTTGGGTCTCCCCATAATTCCTCTCTCAAATCATTTATAATACCTTGAAGAGTATCATCATTTGTAAATCCCTCAAGGAAATCTTGGATTTCAAGTAAAGTGTCTACTTTATTATCTCTAGGATCTCTAGTTTCTAGGAATTTATGTAACGCTTGAGAAACTTCAGTTAAGTTTTGGTAATCTAAAGTTCCTAAGTATGTAAGGATTTTGTCAGTAGGACTTCCAGCTAATGCTTTAAGTATTACAAAAATGTTTGTAAGGGCTTCATCTATTTGAGCCAGAGATTCCTCATAAGCTTCTTTAAATGCAACCAGAGCATTAGCTAAATCCATAATGCTATTTAAATCATCAGGGATTTGAGTTTTATCTTCAGTTCCCCAAAGAGCTTTATCTTCAGATTTACGCTCTTCAATCTCTTGGTCTAATCTTGCATTAACATCTGCGATAAGAGATTCTAGATTTTCTTTTAATTCCTCTATATCTCCTCCAGAGATTAATTTAGTAAATTCTAATTCGTCGTTAGTTTGCTTTTTAGTTACCCAATATAAGGCTTGTTTATCGTCTGTATCCTTTTCTACTATTTTAAGTAAGCCTTTATGTAGAGTAGCTGCCTGAACTTCATCAGTGTAAAAATTAACAAGGTCTTCATAGGTTTCAAAGATGTAATTAGCCTCCATTGGATAATTACCAGTTCTTATAAAACTACCGACCATCTAGCTATATTGACTCATAATTAATTAAATTTAAAGGTTACTTTAGTAGATAGTGTTACAAGAGCTTCCTTGTAAACAAAATATTTATATAGCATTGTTCTAACTTCTCCATTAGGTAGTTTAACATTAAGTGGAACTTGGTTAACTACGTTGAATGCATCAATAGTAAATTGTTGCGAAGAAGTAGCCATTTCTACTATATCTGGGTATTCTGCAGGAACTGCTACAAAGATATGTTTAGGATCTCTAGGAGATTCGAAATTATATCTAAGGTCTAGTTCTGTAATAGTTTCTGCTCTAGTAGTAAAGAACTAGTTATTAGTTGGGTCTGATGCTGCAAGTTCTTGTAGTCTTTCCCAAGTAACAGTTGAGGCTGTTTCATATTTTGGAAGTAATCCAATAAATACACCACGTCCAACTTTTACAGTAGTCTAAGCAGTAACTGGTTCATCTACTCCATAGTAATATACTTCTGCAGTAAATACAGTATCTTCCATAATTGGAAGACTTCTAACAGTGGCTTGTCCATTTTCATCTAAATCAGAGGCCTCTAATTCTGCAATAACAGTATCTCCTTGCTTAATAACAATTCTAGTAACTGTTTCTGTAGAACCATGTATTGTTACAGTAATATCTGTAGAACTTCCCATAACAACCTCTTCTGGAGCATAAATTTGGACCTGTTTACCATAGAAAATAGCATCCATAATACCTTGAAGAGTAAATTCTTTACCATGGAAGTCAGTGTCGTCTTCTACATAACCAACAGTAGTTTGTACTGGGCCTACAGTTTTCCACACTGGTTCTGCGGCTTTTATTGCAGCAGCAGTAGCTTCATCTCTGTCCCTTTCTAATTCTGCAACTAGTTCAGGAACATCAGCTTTAGTTAAGCCTGAAACTTCTTCCTTAGTAGCAAATTTTCCATCAGCATAAGCTCTATCTCCGTGAGGATCCTCAGCTTCTAGATGGTCTGCCAAAATATCAGTAAGAGCTTTATTTATAGCTGTTTCTACAACAGAATCAACTAAATTTTCTAACTTATTATCTATAGTATCCCTACTATAAGTATCACTCAGTTTAGCATAAGCAGCTAAACGTTGATTTATCCATGTTCTAAACTCTATATTATTTAAGAAATCGGTAGCATGTGAGAACACATTATCTACATATCTCTTAGTTGCTAAGTGTCTGTCTAAAACAGGCTCTATACCTTCTTGAGGTTTAGTAAATGGAGTTGTTCCATTTGTCTTAACAAATTGAGAATTAAGAACATTAATTTCATCTTTTGTATAAACCTTGGCTTTTGTATAAACATTATCAAATGCTAAAGCCATATCTCTTAAAACCTATGATTGGAATGCTTCAAAATCATTAGTTTTAACAAATTCCAATAATCTTCTATTAAGTAAAGATTCGAGATTCGCCTTCAGTGTGTTAATCTCTACAGTAGTAGCAATAGACTAACGTTCTGCTACAGCGTCAGTATATGCTCTGGAACCATGAGGATCATCTGCTTCTAAATGCTCACGCATTGTAGAATTTACTGTCTGAAGCATATGGTCGTGTTCATTATCTACCATATCTTCCACCTCAGAGCGGCTATAGACATCTAGGTTGTCTCTTGCTTTAGCCTTCTCATTAAAAGTAGTTCCGTCTGGAAGAGTAGCCTCATCAGAGAATTCTCCAAGATACTAGTCCTTTTTAAGGAAGTTACTTGTATCTATAGAAGTTTCTGTAGCTTCTGTATTACACTCCGAAGTTTGACCTCCAATTAAGATATCATTGTCTCCCATGGGTTATTTAAATAATATTGTAAAACGAACTCTCTCTTATCTATCTTGTTATGAATACCAAGCAAACTCACTTCCTCAAGTATAAATTCATAGTCTGGTCGGTAGCCTTTCTCTACTTTCTTTAAAAGGTCCATGAATTCGCAAGCTGTCTTATTTTTTAAGTTATCAATTACATCCACATCCTGAGGACATAGATTTAGAATGTTGTGACACACACAATCCATTGCACCCTTGTATTCTTTCTAGCAATCTTGCAGCCTCGGCTAACTAATTAAACTCAACCATGTATTTGATTACGTTAATTGCCATCCAGACTAGATCGCGCTTAAATATTAATTCACTATCTATTTTATTCTTATTCCAACATTTATCAAATGCACGAGCATTAAATATTTGCTAGCACAAATTTATATAACATTTTCTTAAAAAACAAATGGAAACATAATCTTGAGAACATCTTGAGATTGTAGTACCTTCTGTATTCCTTTCTACTACTTCTTCTAGAGGAACAGCAGTAGATTCTCCATTGTAGTACTTGAAGATATTCTAGCCATTTGTATAATAGACTCCGCTATATAATCCTAGGATAGATGTAGAACCTTTAGCAAGTTCTCTTTCGAACCATTGTTCAGTCGGAAGAATAATATGCTATACCTGAAACCATCCGTCAAATCCTACTGGTAATGTTATAGGCTCCACTTTCTTTCCATGAAGAGAAAACACAGGAGTCTATAACTCAGTAGAATCTACTTTATTATGTTGAAGAACATCAATAGATACTGTATCAGAATAGCGGAACTTACCATAATTGGAGTTAGTATTTCCCTCGTCCTAATAATCTGTTGTAAGATCTGTAATAGTAACCTTACAAGATTCATTGGCACATATATGTATTTTTAATTCCATTAGTATGTTGACATTTGTCTTACTTTATCATTATAAGGATTTCCATCTGATAATTGTAAAAGTTCTATCTCTGTTCTCTTGTTATCATTCTTAGCAACATTCTCTTTATAGTCACGGTCAGTTCTAGATTGGAAGAGTTTAATTTCGTACTCTTTCTGAATCTTTTCTTTTTCTAACTGAAGCTTAGCTTCATTAAGTTGTTCTGCTTTATGAGAGACTTTTTCAAGCTCTTGTTGAGTTTGTTTAAGTTGTTGTTGAGCCTCTTCTAGTTGTTGCATCAATTGTTGGATTTGATTATTCTCCTATTTCTACTTACGCATAGACTTATGCATATTAGTCTTAATAGAAGTAATACTCTTAGATGTGGCTAAGTCTATAATAGATTCTGGATCCATTTGTCCAGCTTTTATGAATTCAGGAACTAAAGCTCTTAGTTGTTCTGTATCTTTTACTATATCTTGACTATTAGTAATGTGTACATCGTAATCAGTCATAGTAAAGTGTTCAGGAAGAGCAGTAAATACTCTTACTTGTTTATCACCTAATATGATAGTTCCAGTTAATCCATTCTTATAAACTACCTTTGCTTCATTTAAAGCGTCAAGAAGCATTTCTTCTACAATACAATCCATTTGCTGATACCACTGTCTACTAATAATATAAGAATTATTAACACTTGTCTATACATTAGTAACAGCATCCCTTTGTTGGATTCCATTTAGTCTTTCTCTAAAGACTCCAGTTATAGAAGAACAAGTCTATTCTGTAGCATCTATAGCTATTTGAATAGCTTGTACTGCTTGTGCTTTTACTGTATCATCAAATCCATTATATATAGTATTAATAGGAGCAGATTGGGCACCAAGTCTTCCTTCCTAAGAGGTATCAATTAAAGCAGTTCCTTGTTTCTTATAAGTTAGCCATTTCTGAAGTCTTTCAGGAAGATTAACTCCTAAGAATTTAGGAAGAACAGACACATCTATAAAGTCTCCAGTAGTTCCACTACTAGCTATAAGATTATCTCTGTAGAAATGAAGTAAATTATACTTATCTTGCAATGAAGCACAGGCTAATACTATAGAATATGGTTCAGAATTTCTATTTGTAAAGTATAATCCATTAAGAGTTAATGAACAATACCTAGGATTATCATGACTTCTTACTACAGAGTCATCTTTTCCTTCTAATATATAAATATCGTCTCCAATTCTAAAAGTTTTATAACGTTGCATTACAAAGTCTTTATCAGTTTCTAACCATTCTACTTCATATACAGGAATAAGTTTATTATTGTAGAATCCTCTATAATCAGTATTTGGGTAACCTGGTATAGTTACCTCTTCTCCACCTCTTAATCCATCAGTTTGTGGAGTTCCATCAGCATTTTGGTAACTTCTTATATACCAGGCTGAAGAGCCATCAAAAGCATGATCGCAAGCTTCTTTAAGTTCTGTCCTGTCAGTTTTGGACAGTCTATCTCCATATTCATTTAATATTTGGGATTCTGTCATCCATCTTCTTATAACAGCACGATAAGAATCCTTAACATATGGAGAATTTGGATTTCTATCTATAAATGTATTTAGCGGACTATGTACTTCTATTTTAACATTATTATTTCCTACAGTAGGTTTGCATTGATAGAATGTCCATCCACTTACTAATAGGTCTAGAAGTATAGTCTTTAGTTTAGTTTTTATATCTGTTTCTCTAGATTGAAGTAAGTACTCAATGACGTTTTGGGCTGCCATTTCATACTGCGATTCAAATCCATAATCTAAGTCCTCAACTAAATTTGTTAAATCTTGTTTGATAGCAGGGTCTGTTAGCTTATCTTCACCATTACTAAAAGATTCCATCAGTTTATTCTGAAGTCTTTTTTGTAAAAAATCTAATACCTAAGTAAATATACTAAGTTGCTTTTCTCTAGTAATCTTACTTATAGTTTCAGAATCCTTACAAGTTACCTTAGGTAAAATAGGGGTACCTAAATATTCACCAATGAGTGCATCAATATGTTTTCGAATTAAAGGAATAAATTCAACAGCTGTAGGATTTCCTATACCGAAATTCTCCTCTATATATCTAAACTAATCTGCATCCATTTTTCCATTGTAATAGTTATAAGCTCTCTATAATTCCCACTTATCGTACACAAGTTCAGTTATGGCATCGTCTGTTTTCTTTATTAATTCTTCTTTACTCATGACAACCACATCTTGTATCGATTTGTTGAATACAATCATCTGGATAACTCTTGACTCCTTTAAAGAACTCTACCATATCTAAGTTCCTATCGTACAATTCTTTTTTAAAGTACTTCAGAAACTACACATCGTCTAGTTCTGCAGAAATGTACATAGGTTTCCAATCGTTCATTATTCCTAGTCGAACAATTAATCCGACTGGTTCTATTCGTTTTATTTCTAAAGTTCCTACATATTTTACTTCATACACTTCCATAAAAATATCTAGGATTGCTTGTTTGATTTCTGCTAGGGTCATAATTCTAATGTTTCCATGTATATCCTGGTAACTTTCTTTCTTCTTTCTTAGGTATTATGCCGAAATGTATTTTTCCATTACTGTCTTTATAATACCCTACATCTTGCCACTCATTAGTAGATTCTTCTTCTACGACTTTTGGGACAATTCCAGATAATTCTTCATCTGCTAATTCACACATACCCATAGCAGCCACAATATCGAATTTACCTTTGTTCTCATCATTGTAGCGAAGCAATTGGTCCAGGAATTCTGGGAACCAGATGGTTTCGCTGTAATCATCAACAAAGTCTGCTATTAAATCAGTTTGGTGTGAAATAACAGCCTAGGTAGCAGGAGTTCCTACTGTACTAGATGTTTTCTTGTTTAAATCTGGGTAAGTAGCTCTAGGTCTATTCATAAAATGTTGACCAAAGCCATTACGTTTTGCCCATGAAAGCATAGATAATCTAGAAGCCTCTATATTGCATAGAGAGTTGTAATAAATCATTAATTTAGCAGCACGTTCGTATGCTTCTCTCTCATTATCTGGACGTTCCATATAATAAGCCACATACATTGGATTATCTAGTCCTCGTATTCTTTTCTTTATTACTATACAGAATTTAGAAGGATCATCTGTATAGTCAGAAGTTTGTTCCTAACCAATATCAATGGAGTCAATACCTGCAACATACAAATTCTTCATAAGTTCTCTGACTTCTACTTCTTCTATGTCAGGAGTAACTCCTTCTCTTTCTGCTTCTTTTTGTAGTTGCTTCTTTCTATCCCTAGCATACTATTGTTCCCACATTGGGTGTTCAATAATACATATAGGACCTTTAGGATCTGCTATCCATCGTACTCCAGCTATATTTTTATAGTTAGAATGATCTCCAGATTTCCAAATGAATTGTAAGTCTCCTCTTTGGACTTCTGGACCTAACTTATGTAGTTTTATATTGGCTAACTAATTAGATAAGTATACTTTATTGAATTTGTTTTCACCTTCCAAAGCAAATGCTTCTTCAGCTGTATAACAATACTCAGCAGAATAGTCAATTAAAGCTTTAGGACTTCTACTACGTTTAGCCCTCTCATTATCATAATACTCTTTAGCTTTTTTCTAGTCACATACTCCTCTAGAATCTATGATTCCTTCTAGGTCTAGAGCTTTATAACAAGGAAGGAAAAATGCAGTAATAACTTCTTCTCCACTTGCAGTATATCTATGTCTATATCGTAATACATCATATGTATCTGGATTATAGTACATATCATTTAATCCTTCAAGAGCAGCACCTTTATCACCTCCAGTTCCTCCAGCTACAATAACTCCGATTTTATTACCTTGTACATTGACTAGAGCTTCTCCCTTAATGAAAGACTTTCTAAGATTTGGATTAGATCCAGCCTCCTCCAATATCAGTAAAGCAACACGATCACCACGAATCTTAGAATCATTGTCAGCCACTATACCTTCGATTTGAGACATAAAACCGTCTTCAATTTTCTGTCCATTTACTATTTTATAGTAAGATGCACGTTTTTTAAGTATAGAGTCTACTACTTGTCTTAATTTAAAGAATCCTCCATCTGTTTTATCATTTAAGAATGTAAGTCCATCAGTGACCTTTTCAAATGTTTTCTTAACGTAATTGTCAGTGGCTGCAGTTACAAGTGTTATACTATTCTTATAACAAGAATATTCACAGTCACACATTCCTGCTGTAATTTCTGAGAATCCAACACCACGGGACTTCATCATAGATACATTTTTTCCTAGTTTTCTTGCTAACTCAAAATAATGAAAATATTCATATTGAGCTGACATAAATCTAGGAAATATGAAATTACGAGCACCTCCTGCTACACTAACTCTACCATCTTTTAATTGATAGAAGTTGAGAAAAAAGTAATGGAATCCAGTTACTGTATAACCATTTACCGTATAACCATTCTTACATCGTTTATATTGTTCATTCCAAAAGTCTCTGTATGCTTTAGTTCCAAATGGATATTGAGTATAATGTCCAGTTCTATTATAAGTATCTCTGGCCTCTGTAAACCAATCTGGATTAAAATCTAGTCCTTTAGTTTCAGTAATAGGTTTATAACCAGTCAACTCATAAGATAATTCTGCATCAAAGCAAGGCACTTTCATATTTAATATCTCTTCTGTAGAGATATCCCATTCTCCTTTTCTTTTTTGAGCTTTATACTCTTCTACAAATTCATGAACTTCCTATTTTTCTTGCTCCTTCATTTCAAGTAAAGTTTCTACAACTTTGCTTTGAACTTCTTCTGGGAGCTTTACTTTTCTAGGACGTCCTCTTTTTCTTTTAACTTCTTCTGCCATTACTCATCAGGTATAAATCCGTCGGTAGCTCCAGCACGAATCTGAGAAGATTCTTGCATTTCCTTCTTAGCTATACCTTCGAGAGTTTTCAGTTCTTCTAATACTTTAGATAAATTAGCTATTTCAGCCATGATGTCCTTTACTTTATATATAGGTTTACCAGTCTGTTCATCACGTTCTTGAGGATCTAAAGTCTAGAAATAATCTATAAATTTATTAATAGTAACTCTAGCAGCACCTAAAGAACGAAGTGCTAAGTTACTCTCCTATAGTTGTCTATATTTTCTGCAGGCTGCTCTAAAAGTAGGGTCATTAAACTCTTCTTCTGTTAATCCAGAATCTTTGAGTGCCTCCTAATGTCTCTCTTGTTCAGAGTATTCACAATAGAAACTTCCCCAATCTAAAGCTAACCATATATAGGTAAATTCTCGAAATGCCCTAAGATGGAGTTCTCCCTTCTTATCTTCTTTACATACATTTCTCTTATTATCCATCAAAGCAGCAAACTCCTTAACTAAGAGCATTTCTGCTATATTAATCTCTACCTACCCATTTGCATTATTGTATGTAAAAATATGTAGCATAATTAATATTTTGTTTGAGTCCAAGGGCTGTTAGTATAAGTAATAAACCAATTAGGTACTTTAGCCTCCTACTTAGGCATAACCTATTGTACTTTATTTTTTAGTCCGTCTACAAATTTGTTTAGATTAATTTTTTTCAATTTGAATGATAAAGGTCTGGCAGGTGGTGCCATTAAAGGCTTTCCC